CCTATCACTCCAGTTCCGCATACACTCATCACGAGTTGTTCTCTCTCCTCCCGGGGTATAAGGTCTAACCCCTGGGCTTGCCACGCGCACGTCGAATCGACTAAATCGATCTCTTCTTCCGCGGCCCCGGCAAAGGGCCCACGTTTTCCTGACTTCCCCACCTTCAACAGACACGCTCTGTCCATCTTACTCACGGCGAGTCTCCTTCCCGTGGTAACCATACCCAACCGATCAAAATCGGGGTCCGCAAGATCGCGGAATGGTTTCCATAGGCTCGACTGTTTACAGTCCGGATGACAAATCGCTCCCTGAACCCCTTGCCAATCATTCCTCCGGGAAAGAAGCGCCGCAAAGGCAGCCTCCTGAGGAGTGCAAGGTTCAGTCGTGAGTCCGTAACCCCCTGATCCTAGGGGCAATGGACAAAAGTTGAAGATATGTTCCCTCCATCTCACATACTCACCCACAGCCCGCTCTTCCCAAGAGCTGGGCAAGGTGGAGAACTCCAGTAACTGTCTACTCCCAGATCGTGCTAGCTTATAGGCCTTCTCGGCTAATACTCGCCTACGTACTCGATCGGTGGACAGACTTTCCATGTCGACGAATTCGGATTCACCGTCGTCGCCCTTTCCTCGCCCCGTCACCACGCCCATATTCACATAGGGTATTTCTTGGCTGACGAACGAGATGCCTGATGTTCTCTCAATCTTGTAATAAGTCGAATTTATATTTATAAAATCACGACTGACGAAATTCTTGCCGACGCTGGGTTTAAAACCCACATCAGAAATGCAACTTCGCCAGAAATGATAGAATTCTTCTGGACAAGAGAAAGCAATGTCATCTCCGTTAATGCGCACAGGTAACTCCGACAGGGAGCTCTGCACACCGAAGAAGTACTCCCAGCAAAAGCGGAAGACTGCGGCATTGATCAGGCATAGGTATGGAAAAGATAGGAGACTCCCCATCAACTGCCCATTACTTTGTTCGAACGGATCAGGTAACTCTTGCTTACGATCTTTTAAGCTGTTCTTGCAGGTCCACTTGTCTCCATGGTAGGAGAGAGTGTGAGGACCAAGTGCATTAAGAGCAGCGATGTAAGCCCTCCCTTGAAAAGAAGCCTGTAGGGCCGTCAGAGTAGCATCCATGTGGAGCTCATCTGTGGCGGCACTATAGTCTCCCGATACGAAAACCCAGCCGGGTTTGGCACAAGCCACAACCGGTTGCATCTCTGCAACAGAGGCGGGTTCTCCAGTAAATCGGAAGACAGGGTTCCTTTGAAGCCCGTTCCATAGGTACTTCTGAAGGGGTTGGACAATAGAGTATTGTTCGAAACTACCACACGAAATAGTTCTCACCTTTAATGGTTCGAGAATAAATTTAACGTTGGCCGAGGCGGCTCCAGCAAACCAATTCTGTTCAAACAGTTCCGGAAGATCGTCACTAAAGAGATCATACGGAATCCGCACCTCTTCGGGTAGACCTCGCCTTTCGACGAAACCTCCGAGTGTAGTGTAGAGACCAGAGAATGTGATTGCTCTGTAGTACCAGTCGGCGCTTCCGTATAGGTTGCGCTGCCAGGTTCCACAGGAGCCCCGTTGCCGACGATTGGATGTCGTGTTGGAATGGGTAGAGGGTTGAGTGAGAGAGGAAACTTTAATTTGGGAAATCAGCTTCGGGGATCCGAGGACTTCTTGAACAGTTCGGGTAATTTCTTTGAGGAGCACTGCAGGGGTCGTCTTAACCTGGGAAAGGATTCTCTTGTGTTTATGAGCGGCTTGGATAACCAAGTCATCACTCACAGGGAGGAGTCCTTTCTTAAGACCTTGCAGAACCGTATTCAACACAAGCTTATCGCCGGAGCGAAGCTTCTGTGTGAGGAAACGGTAACCAGCACCAAAGAGGAAACGGCCGGGTTTTCCGGAGAAACAACTGGGTTGTTCCGGGAATTCCCGACAGCTCTCGATGAGTGGTGCATAGCGGACGAACAGCCAGTCCTTGTGAAATTTCATACAAGGGACCCAGCAGTCCATCAACGCCCAAAGTGACCAGCATAGTGAATTTGTCATGTTATCACGATACGTAGTCTTACCTTCTTTATATCCAAGGATCTGAAGCATAGAAGAGATTACTCTGCCGACATCACCTCCAACGGAGGTGGCCCTATCCCAGAGAGTGGACAGGACCGATGCAGCCCGCTTACGGGTCTGCGAACGAGGGATTCCAAATTCCTCATCGTGCATTAACTCGCCCAACGATTTTTTGATTGAAAGGAAGAGACCATCTATTTTGGGAGCGCAAGCATTGAACAGATCGTTCAGCTGGCTCACCAAGAAGAGGTCCATATCCAATCCATTAGGAAGATCGAGAAGCGGCGCGTTTGTACGATTGTCAAGGTCTATACAATCTAGGATACAGG